GAAGTACCTGAGCTACCTGAAGTTCCATCAATACCGCTTGTTCCGCTAGTTCCATCTGTTCCAGAAGAGCCGCTCGTACCGTCTGTTCCTGAGGAACCCGAAGTACCGTCTGTACCGCTTGACCCGCTAGTACCGTCTGTTCCGCTTGAGCCTGAAGTTCCTGAACTTCCGCTAGTACCATCAGTACCGCTTGAACCACTAGTACCGTCTGTTCCTGAGCTTCCGCTAGTACCTGAGGTACCGTCTGTTCCCGAGCTTCCACTGGTGCCTGATGTACCGTCTGTTCCGCTAGAACCAGAAGTACCGTCAATTCCTGAAGTTCCCGAAGTACCTGAAGAGCCGCTCGTACCGTCTGTTCCTGAGCTTCCGCTAGTACCTGAGGTACCGTCTGTACCTGAAGAGCCTGAAGTACCGTTAATTCCTGATGTACCTGAAGATCCGCTTGTTCCATTTACTCCAGAAATTCCCGAAGTACCTGAAGTACCATTAATTCCCGAAGTACCGCTAGAACCTGAAGTACCGTCTATTCCTGAAGTTCCACTAGAACCGCTAGATCCTGAACTCCCAGAAGATCCACTTGTTCCAGTTGTTCCTGAAGATCCGCTTGTTCCATTTACTCCAGAAATTCCCGAAGTACCTGAAGTACCACTGACTCCAGAAGAACCTGAAGAACCTGAAGTACCGTCTATTCCGCTTGTTCCTGAAGAACCTGAACTACCACTAGTTGTTGCACTTCCTCCACCTGCAGATGCTGGATATAAGAATGATGCTGTGTATGTGTCTATCTTAATATAGACAGGAATTGGACTAGTTAAAGGTTCGGTGACAGTCACATATGAAGGTGAAGCTGCCGAATCATAATATAACACATCTCCTGGGTTTCCAGGTAATGCGAAATCCGTCTTAATTATTTTACCAAACGGTCTGACTGTAAGGTTACCGTCTTCCGGCTCGTTTACAGAAGAAACGATACCGAATGCTTTCTTCACTTCTGAAACATCATTCTCATCGACCGGTAAGAACACATAATCTATTCCAGATAGCCCTATGTAGACTAACTGACCTACGTTATATGATGAATATATTAAATTGTTAGGATCAAAGTTGTAATGGCTTACTGCAAAGTTACGATATTGAAACCTAGCGTATGCGTCGTTTATCCAATAGCCACCGTCAGGTAGGTTAGGAGACATTAACTGGATTGCAGGTAAAATCGGTTCACCGGTCTCAGATATTGAAAATATCACGCCGTTTAAAGTATCTTGTGGGTAGTTACTTCCGTTAAATGTATAATCGCTTAATAGATTATAAAGATTAGTATCTCTTAACGTAACTTGTACCTCAACTGTAGTGTTTACTGTGACTGCTGTAATCTCAAAAGCTAAACCCGACTGTTGTAGGATCCACATCCCAACCTCAATGTCGTTCCCGTTAAACTCATAATTAGGAATCTCGGATGTACTTAGAGGAATTATGTCTAAGATACAGTCAAATTCATAAGGAAATCCATCATATGCGCTGGCTGGGTTATTATAGTTTCTAGAGACCGAAACCGATCCGTTTCTCACGGATGCAACCATTGTAACGGGTAGTCTAGGAATTTGTGCCATATCTAATCCTTATTGTTTTCAATTTTTATATGAATATTGTGTTGTCTGAGAACTGCCATGTCAAATAAAGTCTATATCCTGCTCCTGAATTGACTCCAGTAAAAGTGGAAGATAGACCAGTTATTCCTATTGAGGTAGTCGCAAAGTTTTGTCTAGCACTGGTACCTGATCCGCCTGTTCCTGCAACTGCCTTTGAAATAAAGATGTTAGTCGAATTCTCAGCATGTGTCATAAAGTTTAAAGCAGTCTGTGTTTCAGGGTGAGTTATCGTTATTTGAGACGAGCTGTCTCTAGTGAAGCTCCAACCAGGTTCGCTCAATAGGTCGTTACCGTCTGGATCTTCTGCTGCTAGAAAAGGTGTCGCTGCATCAATCGAACCGCTATTAAAGAGAATCTTTAAAACGTATGACTTCATCAAGCTAGTACCTGCAGGTCCAGCAGGTCCGGCTGCTCCAGCAGGGCCAGTAGCTCCAGCAGGGCCAGTAGCTCCAGCAGGACCTTGAGGTCCTGGTGCACCAGTAGAATAAGTAAGATCAAATATCTGACCGTTCTCATCTGTGTAGTAAACTGTTTGAGTAGTTGGTGTGTATGCTGTCTCGTAACCAGGCCCGCCTATCCAAATTATTCCATTGTCTTGTGCAGGGTTTGGTGGAATCGGAGGACTGCCGTCTAATTCGGCTAGGGTTAAGTAATTTGAAAAACCTCCCTGAGTAAGACTAACCCAGCCCTTACTCTGTAAGTAGCCAATGAAGTCTTCTCCGAATTGAGGTTTTTGATTTTGGATTCCAGTATAAATTACCTCACCTGGAACTCCTTGATCCGGCCAATCATTAAAGTCAGTAAACCTTAATCTTTGTGATTCGGCTACCTTTACTAATAACTCCTGGCCTTCCGCTCTACCTAAAGAATCTATCGTAAACGTAGTTATCCCATCCGTTTTAAGAGATAGGGTATTTAGTACATTTACGAATTGAAAGTTTCCAGTATTTACCGTAAAGTTATTGTTCGTCTCATCGTATTGGATGTTATTTAAGAACTCCAATGTAGCTGACGATAGGCTCTTAAAATTTAGGTTAGTAATGTCTACAATGGAAGTAAGACTCGACGTAGTCAACTGTCTCGTAGAGTTCAGATTTGTATAAATAGACATCTTCCTGTGCTGTTATTTTTTTTATTTATTTGCCAATTAAGGCGCCTGTCGTGTAAAACAGATTATTCGATTATCTTGGTCGAAGAATCGAACGTTGCCAGCAAAGAAAGTTTACCTCGATATACTAAACATTCTCTTAGATCTGCCGTGATTGGCAGTTTTTCGGAATTTTCTAGAAAGCTAGATGCAATCTCATTTGCTCCTCCTAAGTATTCACATTCATATAGCTTTGAAAACTTTATCAAGTTATTTGAGTGGACTATACAATCAACTAGTTTTGAGTTTCTGAGTATGCTGCTCTCAACCAGACAGTTTTTTAGTTCACCTTCAATCTTACAATCGAAGAATTCAGCATTCTCTACCATTAGGTTGTTTTCAAACTTTGCACCCTTTACTTGAAACTTTTTTCTTTTAGAATCCCAATTAAACGCAGCTTCATCTATTCCGCCAGCCGCTGCGAATTCAAATAATCTCTCTCGCATCGTTGAATACTGTGACTCGATTAGCATTTCATCCATCCTTAGGTCCATTGATAATGAGGCATTTGGAAAAGCTGACTTAAAGCTAGTATAAGATCTAGTCTTGTTTAATGCTTCTTGTAAAGACTTTGAAAGTTCCTCTATCTTAGATTGTTCCTTTTCAGAATATCTTAGATTCTCTTTTAGAGTAGCATATAGATTTTCTATCACTAGGTTTATTGTGTCTACTGATTCTCTTTTCTTTTTAGTATATGACTTTCCTCCTATATAGTTTATAGAAATGATCTTTTTACCTAGGTTTGAAAAATCGTTTCCGAAAAACTCTGATTCAGATAAAATTAGGTGGTGTGGATCAAGTCGTTCTAAAAGTTTAGTAGAGATCATAGTCTCATATGCTCTTTTGATCTTTATGTGTTTCAATTGGCCTTGATATACTAGCTTTGAATCGTTTTCAGATTGTGGCCACCATTCAAATATCTGTTTTTCATTAAGACTAATTAGGTATTTTAAACGATTTAGTTTATCTAATCCTGTTCCTAGTCCTAGGCTTTTTTCATTCATTAAGATTGAAGTCTTTACTCCACAACGATCGGTAGTAAAGCCGATCTCGTCTATCACGTTCATGGCCTTTAAAAAAAGGTGAACTGCTTCGTTATAAGGTAAAAACTTAGTTGAAAAGGAAAGCTCCTTATATCCTTTAGAATATGTGGGTTCTAGTTTAAACTGTCCTTCGTTAGACTCGTATGCCTTTGCCATTTTATTGGACCACATCACCTTTACTCCTAAAGCTTTTGCTAACTTAGAAGCCGCATCTTTTCTTGAAAGAGGAGAAAAGAAGTCAAAATTAAAGGAAAGCTTTACGCTCTCATAAACACTTTTATTATCTAGTGACTTAAACATAGTAACGTCTTTGAGTTATTTATCTTATTAAAATTAGGTTAGAGTATTAAAAGGTATAGTTTTGTTCTTTTCTAAGGAGGATAAATAAAATAAATTTAGACACTAGATGGCAAGCGCTACTGATAATTTCAAGGTATTAAACAGACTTTCTACCTATATTCAAGACATATTGGGTCAGACGATAAACACCTTAACTGCTAGATTTAGTCAGAGTCGAAACATATTTACGTCAGCCTCACCATTTGGTCAGTTATTATTGGTAACAGAAAACCTAACTCAATTGATTTTCTATTACATCGAAGACTCGATAACAGAGTTAAACGTTAACGAAGCAACTCGTCTAACATCGATCTATTCATTAGCATCATTGGCTGGACATAATCCAAGTAGATCAGTGTCAGCGACTGGAGAAATAAGTCTATCCATACTTGCAGGAGAGACTGAATTTCCGTCCGATCTTGTAATTATCCCAAACCTCACCAAGATTCGTTGTTTAAATAACGGTTTGCCTTATGTCATCGATCTTCCTCAAGACGAGATCAAGTTTAACTTCAATGGTTCAAGCAACGGTTTGAAACTAGCGATACGACAAGGAACTGTTGAAAAGCAAACGGTTACAGGTACAGGTTTACCAGTTACTAGTTTCTCAATAGGTAGTCCTCAAAACTTCCACATCGATAACTTTTATGTTAACGTTTATGTTAATGGAGAAAAGTGGAAAAAGTATGAATCGATTCTAGACATGCCAAGAAACGAGAACGGGTTTATCGCAAAGACTGGAATAACTAGCGGATTAGACATATACTTTGGAAACTATAACTATGGAAAGATTCCACCTAAGGGTTCTGAAATAATCGTGGAGTACATAATAAACGATGGAGTGCTAGGTAACATAAGAACGGACGATGTCAATTCAGTAAAGTTCGATTTTGTAGACACTGGCTTTAGCATCCTAGGCGATGAGATCGATCTAAATGAGTTTATTGAGATCGCGACAACGAATCCTCCATTTTTTGGAGTAAATCCAGAAGATTCTCAATTGACTAAACTGCTTGCACCTAGACAGTCCAAGAGCTTTGCCTTAGTAAACGTTGACCACTATGAGAGCGTTCTTAGAAGGCTAAAGCTTTTCTCAATAATTCAGGTTTACTTGAATGAGTTAGACAACAGAGTCATCAACCTTTTCTTAGTCCCAGACATACGTAAGACTTTTACTAATCCTCAGGACTATTTTAGCGCAAACATAGATAAGTTCATAATGAGCGATTTCCAAAAGAACTCCCTTTTACAATACATAGAGAAGTGTGGAAGCAAGTTAATATCTACTGACATCCAAATAATTGACCCTATTCCTAGTGAGTATGTCATAAACGTCTCAATAATCGCATACGATGACGTTACTACAGACATAATAAAAAGAGACATCTTAAATAACATAGCAACGTTCTTTATACAAACTACTAGAAGGAATCGTATTCCAAAGAGTGACATAATAAAGATAATAGAAGAGATTAACGGCGTAGACTCAGTCGCGATAACAATCGTTTGTAAGAAAAACGAAATATCTAAAATTGAAAATCCAAACGCTACTGATATTGGAGTCGATGAATTCAATGACATGATAATATCAGAAAAAGAACTACCTTTAGTTAGAGGAGGATTCACTGACCGTTACGGAAACGTATATTCTACTGGAATAACTGAGAACGCACTAGGACCAGTCAACATACAGATAAAAGAAATAATAGGAAGAAAGGAGGCTTAACATGGTAAAAGACAGCATATTTAGACCGATTTACACCAGAAAAGAACAAAGGCTTAATACTGGTTACGATTACAAGGATAAGATCATGAAAAACTCCATTTCATCTTATATGTTTGGAGTAAATGATAACCTAGACTATTTTATAGGACAGTTAGATAAAATAGTTTATGAATGGGCAGAGTCAGTAAAACAGATAAAGATTTTTGCTAACCCTGCGCTAGATAAACACGAAAACAAGATAAGATAATAAACGTATGGCCAAAGGAAAAAGCGGCATGAGCCCAGAAAACCGTCGCCACTTGAAAGACGAGATAAGCAGTCTACTTAGCGCAATAGGTCAGGAAACACACACTGACATGGTAGTAGATGACGTCGTTTCAGAGCAGACAAAAAAAGAAAGCCCATATGACTTTGAGGAGATGAGTAATCAGTTCACCAAAAAGGCTAGGCAGATAACCGATTCTTTATTCAAGAATTTTGTTGACGTTGGGATCTTTGAAGAAAACGATTATGCGAAACACAAGAAGGAGCTTGACACCATAAACATCTCAAACCTTTTCTTTCAATTAAAGACGATTAAGATCACAATAATCAAGGTGATGGAGGAAATAACTTCCGGAAACACTCATCCTAGGTTGATTGAAGTCATGGGTCAGTTACAAGACAAAATGGCGTCTATCACGAAGATGCAGGCGAACTATGTTCTATTTCTAGAAGATACTTATAGGAAGCTAAATAGTGAGGCTCCTGTGAACCCGGATTCTCAACAGATAGGTTCTAGTCCAGAAGAAGGCCAGTTCTTTATCACTGTCGGTACTAAAAACCTAATAAAGAGCTTACCTTCTGAACCAAAGACTGAAGGAACTCAAGTTCCTACTGGCAGCCTAATCGATCCTACTAAGAAAGCCGATCTGATGCGTGAAAGAAACATTCAGATCCAAGAGGATGATGAAAGCGACGATTTTATAGACCTTAACGAAATACTCTAAGTCGATGAAAGATATAATGTCAAATAGGGGTGCGTTTACTCCAAGAAGAATATCATCAATGTCTGGTGGCGATGAAGATACTAACACATCGGTATGGACGACAGTTAGAATCAATAAGCTATTGGATGAGATTGAGAATGAGGGATTCGATATCAAAGGAATCCATAACTCTCCATTTAAAGACAATGACATTTCTTTAAAACGCGCAAACCTACCCTTTGAATACACGCCTGAAGAATGGGAAATGATGAAGCGTTGCAAGTACGATCTTCTCTATTTTGCAGTAAACTTTTGTAAGATTCAAACAGATGACGGAATAAAGTTTATTAAGGACACTCCAGGATTGAGAGACTTTCAGGAAGAGATCCTCACCTCATTTAAAGGAAACAAGTACAACATCCTAATGGCTAGTCGTCAGACTGGTAAATCGGTGACCTCAGCAATCTTCATCTTATGGTTCCTATTGTTCCATGCAGAAAAGACTGCTCTTGTCGTTGCCGATAACTTTACTACTACTCGAGAGCTATTAGACAAGTTTAGGATCTGTTTAGACGGTCTTCCGTTCTTTATGAAACCTGGAATCAAGCACATTAACTCAGGAAACATCAAGTTCGATAACGATAGTCGTATCGTTGGTAGAACGACTACTAAGAAATCAGGTATCGGTCTTACTGTTAACTTGCTATACATCGATGAGTTTGCCCACATCAACGAGGCTAACTTAGACGAATTCTATCGAGCAATCTTACCTACAATCACGGCTGACCCTAATGCAAAGGTCATCATAACCTCTACGCCAAACGGTAGAAATAAGTTCTATGAGATCTGGCAAGATGCGATAGGCGGAATAAGCGAATACGTTCCTTTAAGAGTAGACTGGTGGCAGGTTAAGGGTCGCGATGAAGAGTGGAAACAAAAAGTCATCGCGAACATGGGATCGGTTGAAGACTTTAACCAAGAGTATGGTCTACAGTTCTTCTCATCAGACCAATTGCTCCTTAATTCTAACGAGCTAAAAAGGTTGTATGGAATAAGAGCAAACTATGTAAACACCTCTTTTATGTTGAGCGAAGAAAGACAGTGGATCAATGACTATTTTACTGTCCATCCTAGCTATGCCAAACGCAGTCCTCTCGAATACAAAAACGATCCTGCATTTTATGTGTTTTCTGTGGATACTGCAGACGGAGTCGGAGGAGACTATTCTGTACTCAACATATACAAGGCAGTCGCTCTACCTGTAAAAGAACTCGTTAAAAAGAGAGAAGCTATTCGCGGTGAACAGGACACTGTCTCATTGATTCAAGTCGCAACATTTAGGACCAATGAAGTCGATGTCAACCAGTTTGCAGCGGCCGTTGAATACATCACATACGATCTGTTTAATCCCGAAAAGGTAAGAATAGTATTGGAGATGAATCATAAGGGAGAGATAATAAAGAACAGGCTTGCCGATAACGAAGAGTTTTGGAACTCCCAGCTAATCCACACTAAACACACAGAAATGGCAGCGCAAGCAAAGCCTGGAATAAGACTTGGCCCTACTAATAAGATAAAGTATTGTGAAAAGTTCAAATACCTGATTGAAGTAATTAGGATAATTCCAAACGATTATTTGACCATCGCAGAGCTAATGTCCTTCGGAAGATCTAAGGGCGGAACTTATAGGGGACAAAACGGAAACGATGACTTAGCTATGACAAGCGTCAACTTGGCTCCAGTCTTTGAATCTTCTCAAATGTGGGACCTATCGATAGCCACCTATGAGGCAACGAGTGAAGACTATCGTAAGGAAGTAGAAGAAAAGATATTTAGTCTTTTTAGGACAGGGTCTACCAAACCTTTATATGATTATGATACTTTACGACAGGTAAACGCACCCTCAAACAAGGCAGAATCAAATAAGGCAAACGCATCCAACGTTTTCGATCTAGAGTCTTTGGAAAAAATGAAAAGAATTAACTCCAAATTTTTTAAAGATTAGGACAATCTTAGTATTATAGTCTTGTGCCAAACAAAAATCTATGAAGACTCTAAAATTTCAAGGTGACATCACGTTAGACGAAGTGTTTAACCACCACAAAAAGGTGATTTATGACAACCTTATCAACTCAATCGAAGAGTCTTACGAAGACTTTGAAAAGACTGAGACTACAATCGTAAAGATAAGCATCAATGACGACATTTACACAATAAACCTTTCGCAAGAAAAGTTTGTGAATGGGCTGGAGAAAGCAATCTCATTTTATGAAGAGCTTGAGGAGTATGAAAAGTGTGCAAAGTGTTTGAAAATGATTAACTCAATAAACAGCAAAAAAATGGAAGTAAACTAATATGAACGAACAAACCAACGCTAAAACTAATGCAAGAATCCAAGAATTATCCGAAAGACTACTATTAAGCGACGTAAAAGAATCAGATAGAAATGAGCTAGCTAGCCTCATCTATCCAAAGCTAAAATATTTCATTTGGAAGTTTTGTAAAAACGATCTTGACACAGAAGAGGCCCTACAGTGGACTCTTAAGAAAATCTTTAAGAACATATGCCAATTTAACTATGAGAAAGGCAGGTTCACTACATGGATATACACGATAGCTAGGAACGAGACCCTATTCTATCTGTACCATCAAAAGAAAAACTCTCATTACGATATCGATCTCATCCAGCATAAGATCGAAAGGCCTGATGACTTTGACGAAGTCAAGGTTAGTGCAGGCGACCTAGACATGATCTACAACACGACAATCTCAGAAATACATGAGATACATGACCCAGTATTAAAGGGGATAGCCGTCGACAAGATGATCAAAAACAAGAAAGTAAAGGACATCGCCGTAAAGTACGAGATGAACGAAAACACCGTCAAGACCAAGCTTAGAAAGATTAGGTCTGACTTAAGAGTATCTATACTTAAGAAAAATCCTCAATTCGAAGAAAAAATAAAGGCATTACTATGATCCTACAAAAAATAAACCCACTATGGGTTGTAAAATCCCTACAGAAAAACCTAAACGAGTTTAGGAAGCATCAAACATATAAGAAGATAATATATGACCTCAATGCTGCTGGTAAGCTTGAAGAAATAGGATTTAGATCAGATTCAGACGCAAACCTATATTTGGGAATTAACTTGAATCCTGAGCTGCTTCTCTACTCAGACACCTCTCAAGAGTCAGTCGAACTTAAGATGATATCTGAAAAGATGCTTAAGTACAATGACTTCTTAACAAAGGAAGGAATCTTAGACGTGATAACTGTCGATTATGATAGAATCAAGAGCGAAGAGTTTTACGGCTATATCCTACAGATCAGATTCAATGATCGCGAGTTCAGCAAAAAAGAGGTGATTTGGGGAATATCTTACCTGTCCGTTTTGTTTCTAGGAACAGTCGGTGCAGCGTTAGCAATCATCCTGTAAGATAAATAAAAAAAATAAAACGACATGAAAAACTGGTTAGAATTACTAAAGACTCATGCCTGGAAGGTTAGCACAGCAATCTTGTTAGTCCTATATTTAGCGAAAGGCTGTACCTATTCTAGAGTATCTAAATTAGAGAAACAATACTTAGAAGATTCAAAAAAGACACAAGCTCTTTTGGATTCTTTAAGAGAGACTGTTTCTACTAAGAAGGAAGTCAGAGACGAAATGGAAAGAACTATGTTCAACTATCTAATATATGAAGATGATTTAGATAAGGGAAAAAGTAGCCTATCTGACGTAAAAAATAAGATAGAAGCAAATGACTAGTTGGTTTAACAAGAACCAAAACCTGATCATCAAGCTAGCTTTCTTAATTCCGATAATTTCGGTAGCAGCTATCTCGATATCTCACGTAGTTAGTTGGTATGATCTAGCAAACCCAATAAGCTGGGCTATATACTTATCAATAGCAGTTGAGATAGCGGCAATGTCTGCAATCGCGGCTGCTTCTGTGAAAGTAAAAGGATTTTCAGTATGGTTTGTCTTTTTAATCGTGACCTTCATTCAATTCATAGGTAACATCTATTTTAGTTATACTGAGATAGACGAGACTTCTAGGTTTTTTAAACAATGGGTAGAATTGACTGAACCTGTAATGGATTCATTAGGCGTAGACATAACTAACGTCATATCTCAAAAGAGAGTCCTTGCATTGCTTGAGGGTGGACTATTACCCTTGATTTCATTGACTTGTCTACACTTCTTCATTCAATATGACGGTAAACCCAAAGGAATAGAAGAATTGGTAGAAGAGATAAAGGACCTTAAAGAAGAACTTGCTGAGGAAACCGAAGAACTACAAGAAGAAGTCGAAGAGGCAAACGAAAGCTTGGCTGAGCTTGAAGAAACTCCTGAAATAACTGAGATTGAGATAGCTCCAAAAAAGCCGGAAGACATAGTAGTTAAGTCAGTTGCTAAACCAGCTAGACGACCAGGAGCATTAAGTGCAAAGATGAAGCGATTTGGTAAATAAGACTTGAGATAAATAAAAAAAATCAAGCACAAAAAATAAGACCAAATGGCGATTCCCAATCTAAATGATATTTGCGACTGCTGTGGGGGTTATGAAAACCAACCATACATTCAATTATTTAACGATAAATGTTTTAAGATAGTCGATAAGAAAGATATCATGGGCGAATTCTGCCTAGGTGATGTATCTTTAGCAGTTGATGGATATCAGTGTGTTGGACTAAACTTAGAAGCAGGCGGCGGAACTATGACTATATTTGACAATCAAGTCATAGTCAACTCCCCAAGCCAAATACTAGAAAGCGGAAAGGCTTATGCTCGTGGAGTCCTGATTAAGGTGACCTATCCAATCTACGACAATAACTCTGAGGAGATTGCACTAAGCAAAAAATCAGTAAAGATCTCAATAGAAAGGGCAAGCGACATGCAGTCGCTAGAGTATCCGCTTCACAACTTATTTGTGATGTTCACAAATCCTAAATCAAATGATCCTGAGGATCTGATAAATAAGATAGAGATAATAAATCCTAATTTGGATTATGTGATCAAGGTGTCTGCCCTAGTCCTATTTGGAAAAGCAGACTAAAAAATTTACACAAAATGTTAGAAAGCGGTACGGAACTAATCACATTATTAAACGACACGGTCTATGCACCAACGTTTGTAAGCACAGATAAAAGACAGCCCAACTCAGCACCAACCACTCTTGGCTATTGGCAGATCGGCGAGACTCAACAGTATGGGTTTTCAAGAGGACCGGTGTTCAAGTTAGAGTTCGTAGACCTTACTGGGGTTGATGCTGGTGTCACTCACGTAAAGATATGGGGCGTAGACAATCAAGACAACGACGCTCCAATCTATCCAATCGCCTATTTTTCCAACAATCCCATAATTCACGTATACCTTAAAAAGTTTCTTTTTTGCGACTCTGCAGGTGAGCCGATCGATCCAGTAGGAGATTACGTAGTAGTCGGTTACAAGAAAAGAGTCCTTCCTCTTGCTTGGTAATGAGTAAACTAAACGAAAATAGAGGCATGCCTGGCGCATTAGGTCAGAGAGACTTCGCAAGAGGTCTACCTTTCTATGGAAGAAAAGGCGACTTTAATTTTACGACTGGCCGTAGCCAATTTACCCCAGGAATTTCTGTAAAACAGTCACCCTTGACTGACATGTCAATTAAAGGCGATCCTGGATTTAGCCAGTTTGACATAAAATTGAGCACCTTAAGAACATTCTTTAAACCTGGCGATAGGCTCAGAGGAGTCATAGTCAATTCTCAAACTAAGGGAGAACCTAGAGTAATAACTGGAAAACTTCATAGAATGGCACCAAACTATAAAAACGGTACGGTTCGTGTCTGGATAAGAGACCCAAAGACCTTAAAGATAACTGAGGTTTATGTAGATACTATCGAAAGGATCTACGAGAGTCGCGCACTTAGTTTCGAGCAATTCATTAACTCTTAGAACCATTTTTCATTTTTCGATATAATATAAAAAAGAAGTGAGTTATGTCCGAAGGAATAAATGAAGAAGAAGCTACTCGTTTTTTAGATGAAATGGATCGTACACACGGTGTAAACCAAGTCGAACCACTAGTTGAAAAACAGGAAGAAAAACCAAAAAGCTTAGGAGTCGTTGCTAGTTACCAAGATCTAAACGAATTGTCTGGTGCAGCCGAGTCTTCTTGGAAGATATTAGATCTTAGAGGACTACCTTCTAAGGGAATGTTCTATCCTGAAAACTCTGAGCTATTGCTTAGACCTGCAAAAACTAAGGAGATTCGTCACTGGTCTACCATAGATGAAAATGACCCGATCGATGTAAAGGAAAAGATCAACTTTGTCCTGAATGCATGTACAAAGTTTAAAGTTAAAGGCGGGCGTCCTTTAAACTTTAATGACATCTTAGAGATCGACAGGTACCACATACTATTTAGGATATATGAGCTCACCTTTCCCAATCAGGAAAATAAGCTTTGGGCGAACATAAAATGTGATAACGATCGATGTGGTCACATAAATCGAATCCAAGTAGGAAGCCAAAACCTAAAGGGCTTTGAATGTCCAGACGAACTAATGAAATGGTATTCGCCTGAAGAACGATGCTTTAAGGTGGTCTCAGATAAATTGCAAGAAACGATTAGAATCTATTTACCAAGCTTTGGAGTAGAGACTAAGATAAAACAAAGAAAGACTGCAGAGTTAAATTCAGGTACTGAAATAGACGACGCGTTCTATGAATTCGCACCTTATTTAGCAGGTGAATGGAGAACGTGTGACGGTGGCTACTTATCTAACTTAAAGATAGGCTCTCAAAACTGGCAACAAAACAAGTTTGTTTTCATCCACAAATTTACAAAGGCATTAAAGGACGCGAGTCTAAACAAAGCTGGCTGTAAGTGTGAAAAATGTGGAAACATCACGGAGAGCCACATTTTTTTGGGAGGAAGCTTCACTGTCAAAGATATTTTCATTATTTCAGCTGGACTTGATGAACTTATTTGAGGTTAACACTCGATTGGCGGTGAAGCTTAATCAAAGCTTTGAGACACTATACAACATGGATTACAACGAATATTCTCTTATTCTTAACATAGTCAATAAGGATACTGAGGACGCTAATAATTCAACAAGCACAGACTTTATACCTGACGCTCCGACTGGGCCAGTAAAAGTCAATTTACCTGATCACTTAAAACTCAAATAAATAACAAAAAACCTGATCTAAGTGAGCGAGAAACTGTCTGCATTCGCGGCCCTATATGCTGAAAAAGCAGCAGCTGATGTTGAAAAACAAAAAGAAAATGTTGCTAAGTCTGAAGGAAAGTTAAAAAGGGCTATTGAACTGTGGGAAGCTCTTAAGATAGAGACTGAAAAGTTAGGGATATTTGAAAAGTTTACATCGGTCTTTCCTCAACCTGGCGGAGCCGCCGTGTTAACCGACGGTGTGACTGCAAATCCAAACTATACAAGCCTTTTAAGCTACGGCGACCCTCTTGAAAGCTCAGTAAAAGAGCTTTTTAAATTAAAGAACGCTAAGAAAAGCTTAGATTACTCAAACCAATACTTAGCTCAGGCGCAGGCCCTTTCAGCCAGAAAACCCGAAGAACACATAAGCATGTTGGGGTTTGAACTAGTCAAACTTGCTTCCCGTACTGCATCAACTGGCGGAAATAATACAGACTCTATTCTTAAAAAGATCTTTGATGACTATGAAGGCTTTGCAGAGATCATAGAATATGAGGCAAACGGCGTTGCTGGTCCACGCTTAGTCAACACTAGCAAAGAGGCATATGATGTTTTAAAGGAAAAACTAGAAGCCGGTGAGTTGTTCAAACAAGAGAAGAAAGAAGAAGCAGCTTCTCCAATAAATGAACAGTCTACTGAGTCTGCGACCGCTGCTGCCCCTACCGAAAGTGGCATAAATGCAGCAGAAGGTGTCCAAGACGGAACTGCTGAAAAAACTACTGGCGAGTCTGCAACCGTGACTGAAGGTAAGCCTGAAGTTATGAAGACTGAAGGGGTGACACCGGGCGAATCTACCATAAACCTAAATCTAGAAAAGAAAGAAGAGGCTTCTAACTTAGGTCCAATTGCAAGTGAACCGTCTGCTGTGATGGGACCGATTAACCAGCCAGAAGCCACACCGTCTCCTGCAGCTAGCGTCGAGCCGCCTGCACCTTCTGTGACCCAACAAAACATAAATATAAGCGAGTCTAATGAAACAAACGTTTCCTCGCCGACCACAAACGCTACCCAAGCCGTTTCAGAAACAGTCAATGCACAGAATGTAGCAAGCTCTTCGACTATAAACCAATCGACTCTTGAGTCAAAGAGTGGAGGTCCAAAGTTTTTAGATAAGGTTAAAGCAGCTGCAGGTAGAGCACTAAGCCCAATTGGAGAGAAGCTTATGTCAGACGGTAAGGACCTTTTAGGAGTGGCTGGATCCCAATTAGAAAGAATGGGAATCCCAATAAATCTTCTTGGAAAGGCTGCTGAACGTGTTAGAGAAAGAAAAAAGGAAAAGTCTGAAGTAGGAGTTACTAACTCGGCCATAAACACGGCAACAAATAACACTCAATCGACAACAAACGTTGATGGCTCTGGAAGTTCAACTACTTCTAATACTTCGCTAACTCAGTCTAATATTACCAATCCTATTGAATCTAACGTTGAGAAGTTGAATCCTAGCGTTGCTGGTAATCCGACTACGGCTCAGCCAGAACCTAAGACTGACGTTGCGATAAGTCAGCCTACTGCTCCTGTTACACCTACTCAATCTTCGCCGAGCATGGCAGAAGTAAAGCCCCAAAAGCCAATTTCGCTAACACCTACCAATCAACCTGCTGCCTCTCAAGCTCCTCCAATGATTGATGTTGCCTCTTTAGAGAATAGACTAAAGAGAATAGAACAGGCACTGACTAACCCATTAGAAGTAATAATAAAAGAATCATAATTTATGAAAAACGAAATAGAAAGACTTAAACAGTTAACTAACGTGTATTCAAACGTACACGCTGCCATCCGTGAATTGACCGTTGAGACAATGAAACTTGATAAAATGAGTATCGAACTTAATGAGGTTCTTGATAGAACTCGAGATGAGGAAAAAGAAATAATAAATAAACTAGAAAAGAAGTTAGGTAGAACCCTAGGTCCGACTGACATCTTGGAAATAATTCAAAACCATGAAGAAGGATCTATTCTATAGGATTTTTATAGGTGCAGCCCTAATAATCATAATCTTTTTAGCTTGGCAAAGTCGACTGGCTCAAAACCAAGCACTAAATGAGACTGACGAACTCAAGAAGTCAATAATCGCTGCTGATAAACTCGTTAAGGAAGCAGATGGGCGTTATGCAAAGCTCGTTAACTATTACAACTCTGAAAAGGATCTTAAGAACCAGCTCAAAGAACAGAATAGAGACTTATACGACGTAGTAAAAGACCAAAACGAAAGACTACTTAGCATAACTAATTCGATTGTCTCCTTAGACTCAAAGGTAACTGAAGGCTTTGGAAGCATTGATGGAGTCGATACAAATAAGATTAATGTTGCTCTTAGATATCCTTCTAAAGAGGATCCGTTTGTATTCTGGGACGGTTGGATAAACCGAAACACTGCTCAATATAATGGAGAATTTACTTTTGGAAAGCTTCCTATTCAAATAGTCGTAACCGAAGACTCTAGAGGTCTTTGGAAACACAGAATAGTCGGACCAGAATGGTTAAAAGTAGACTCACTTCAAGTAAATAGCTTACCTCCAGCTGAATACAATCCCTTGACTCCTAGAAAAGTACAATGGTTAGTTGGTGGAATGTACAATCACTCACTATTAAGTCCTTCATATAGTTCGATCGGAATTGGAGTAGGCCTTAACCTTTTTGATCAGCATAACATAATATTTAGTGCAAACTCCCAATCCCAAGTAGGAGTAGGTTACTATTTCAAATTAAAATCTTCAAAGAAAAAATAAGATGGCACAAAGCAGGTTCGTAAATCTTACGTCATATTGTATGGCAGAGTACATGGCAGAGCCGCTTGGTTCTACCAATTACTATGCTGATGACTTTGTTTTAGTGGAAAACGCTAAGACTGACACTCATCAGATATTTAACGATGATTCGTCATATCACACCACTAAAAACATCAAGGACCTAACCGTTGCTCCGATAGGAAACAACACATTTGCCTACTTAGACAGTGAAAAGATTCCTGACTATTTGACTTATGATTCTGATCTTACGACCACTTCGATAACTGGTTACAACGTCGTAATGGATAAAGTAAGATTCCATTTTGTTGCTGGATTTGACTTTGATCAATTCGTTGCTCTTGTCTTAGGTGTATCTCATACTGAAAACGATGGAAAAAAGAGCCTTTTTGCAAGCATATTATTGGCACCTGAAACAATCGCAGAACTCATAATATTTAATGCAAAACCTCTGTTCATCGCAAATGCTCTATACGATAGGTACATTGACATAATGGTACCTTCAATAAAAAACATAAACGAAGACTATAAGATAGCAGCAGTTCCTGCAAACACATTTGTCGCTGCGATAACTCCAAATGCTACTTCTTCCACTGGTTTTATTTACAATAACCCTATAGAAGTAAGCTTGGCTGAGTGTGGTAAGAAGAAGACGATATCTACTGGAACTTCAACTAACTACGATTCATATGAGGTTTCAGAGCTGTATACTGCTATCGTTTCTCAGAGCAATGAGTTTGATAACGTAGGTGCATACATCAACGAATCAGGAGTTGGTGATTACATAGAGTTTTATCTGACTTTCAATTCAGGATTTCCTGAAGAACTCATTTCGATCCTAAACCGAAGAAACCCAGCCGATGATTGGATCATCATTCACCAATTAAGCGTTTTTGAACAGATCGGAAGTTCATTCATAAACACAACAAGACAGATATTCTTCCAAGAAGACAGCTTTGACGAAGCTAACATATTTAGACCAGTATTGAAAAATGCTAGTCAAGCGGTAAGCATGTCGATCGACCTAATAAGCAGATTGACTAATCGTAGAAACGGTGAACAGATAATACGAGAAGCTTCCTTTAATCTAATATCTCCTAAAAAATACGGAAAGAAGCTAAACGTGCTTCCAATCTTAGATAAACCAGGCTCTCAGACGATATACAACAAGATATTAAAGAACAGCTTTGAAGCGACTAATCTCTTCATACAGCCTAATCCGATATCTAACTCTAATCAAGTAACTCCTACTTCAACTACGACCGAAGTCATTAGAACAGAATACATTCCTATTTTCTTCAATAACAATAACATATCTGTTTCTCAAATAAGCGGATTAGTATCGACATCTGATACCACTGAAGAGATCGTGTTTGGCCCAGGAAAACTTAGGTTCATACTCTCTCCTTTTGATAACCTTTTAAAATTTAAGGTCTATACTAGAAGCACATCGACTTCAATCAAGAATCCAATTCCGTTAGATTTGAATATCAATGCTGCAACCTATAAGATAGTCTTTGAAACAAATAGCGGAAAAGTTTCTATAGAAAACACTGGTGACTCACAAATAGAAAACCTTTCAACTGGAGTAGTCGCATTCAACGTTTCTAAAAAAGAGAGTGAAGCCATAATAGGTTCAAAAAATAAGACTGTCTACATAACGTCGGTTGCACAAGACGGTAAGGAAACCTTTATGTATTCTGGAGAATGGAGAAAGCCTAGTGAGCAGTCTGATGTAGATGCTGCAGTAAATTCAATAATTGCTGAATCTAACAAGGAGAAGAACCTTCAAAGCATCTTAGACAAGATAAACGCAGCAAACCTTTCAAAATCAACAGAATTAGAAAAAGCATCAGCAAATTCGGTGTCTCCTATTCTTAACAAAGGAGTCGCACCTACCGTTAATAGATTCGGCGTAAAGTCTGGGAAATCAATACAGACTAGCAATAAAAACCTTAGCTCAGGCAATGCGTTAGCTTCTAACGGCTCCCCTGCCACTAGTTCGTCTAACCTTACTAGAAAACAAATAAACCACACTGTTGCTAAAGGAGAAACTATAAAGACCGTTGCCTTGCAGTATGGAGTGTCTGTTAAATCCATCAAGAACGCAAACGACTTATCTACAAATGAAATAACGCCAGGCCAAATATTGACCATTATATTCTAAAGTGAATTTTTATGGTCTAAAAAAGATAAATAATAAAAATAATAGTAAGAAATGAAAGGTTTCGTAAACCAACTACTTAACTCATTAAAATCTGATGAAAAGTTAAGCAAACAGCCATTGGTTAAAATGCTTATTGAATCAACAGATAAGTCTATTCTTTTAGGTGAGCACCCAGTTGCAATCTATGATAAATTAAAAGAAGGCGTCAATGCTCTAGCTAAGAGCACAAAGAACCCTAAGTTAACCTCGATATCTGAGCAGTTTACTAAGTTTGAATCTACTCCAGACACAAAGATTAATACGATCGCTAAAAAGATCAATCTTTCTTCTAGAATATCTGAACTTAAGTCTTCTGAGCTTGGTAAGAATCCTGTAGTCTCTTCCCAGTTAGACTTATTTGAGAATTACCTGGTTCAAGGAACTCCAGACTTTCTATTGTGTGAGTCTTTTGTTAACCTGTTAAGTTCTCATCAATACGATAAGGTTGCTACTAAGCACATGAGAGTTATCTCAAAATACTTAAATGAGAATCGTAGTCAACACCTAATATTGACTGCTGTCTATAACATGGATGCGATGCCTAACGGTCAATATTCAAACGTTAGTTCAGACCTAAAAAACATGTTGATTAAGGAGTCTTATACTTCAGACATTCTTAAGATAAAATACGGAACTACCATTCCTATTGTAAACCAATTGGTGAACGACTTAAGATTGCTTGAATCTAAAAAAGAAGGATATTTTACTTTAGGAGAAGGAGATTCAGTAACATCAATCAGTAACATGATCGCTCCTGCTACTCAAGCAAAGGACGGTTTCATCGTTTATACTAACGATCGATTCGTTTCAATTCGTGAGTCTAAGTCTCTTACTGGTAAAGAATCAAAGATTTACATAAACGAAAACGTTAAGATCGCAGAAGTTGATCCTAATTACGTTAAAGAAAAGTTTCCTAGATTCTATAAGGTAGCTGAGGCTTTTGCTACGCTAGGCTTTAAGAAGAACATCGATGGAACTGGAGTAGAGTCAAACTCTATCAGAAACTTTAACCTTAGACTTTCCGTAAACGAGCAAAATGCAATAGACCTTTACTTAAACGGTAACCTAGTGGAAGACACTAACGACGTTAGCCTAAACGAGGCAATCTCATTAGAGACAGCAGACACTAAGCAAAGACTAAGAAGCTTACTTGAAAACACCGAAAACATCTTTAACTTTGACTTCATTAAAGAAGTTACTAACGATCGTACTTTAGCTGAGGCTCAAGTATTCAAGATCAATGATGAATATTTCGTTTGTGAAAAGCTTAACGCTGCAGAATACGAATGGACTAAGATGGACGAGTATAAAATGTACGAGTTCTTTGCACACAAGTTCAATTACGACATCAGCCCTATTTTTAAGACTAAGATCGATGAGAAGGTTGAGAAATACAAACACATCGAGACAAAGAAAAAAGAAATCTTAGGAGACGTAAGCAAGTTAGAAGTTACATTAGACAAGTTACAATCAGCTATCCACAATCCCGATATGGATTCAGACGCAGTCAAAAAGCTAGAAAAGATCAAAGAATCTGTTGAAGCAACTATGAATGCGTTAAAGCAGGACTATGTAGGACTAGACCTAGTAAAAAAGAACATCTAATAACCTATTAAATTTATTGATAATGGGCGTTATTTTTAGCGCCCATTTTTTATTTTTCATTTTTTATAGTATTATAGTCTCAAACTTAAAATTATTTCTAAATGAAAAGCACAATTGTAGTAGGCCCGATCCAAAAGGCTCAGCCAACAGTTAGCAACACGGTTGCGACTAAGATCCAAGAAAACCTAAAGAAAATGCGAATCGGCAACTTCTTTGAAGTTAAAGGCCTAGCTGATTCTAGAGAGCTTCGTAACTTACGAGCAGGGATCAGTTATTTCAGCAGACGCAACAAGATTAAGGTTGAGACTTCCTTTAAAGGCGGCGTTCTTACTGTCATGAAGACTAAAAAAGCGGGCGAAACCCAAAAGGCTGAGACAGTATAAGAACTAAACAACCCTTGATGGATACTAGAATAGACTTTAATACTGCAAAAAAATTCAATCAGCTTGAACTCATTGACTGGAAGACCCGATATGCGGACTTCCAGTTTTGGGTTCGACGCGGATTCAATGAGGTTACCTATAACGTTGGAACAAACGTGTCTAGAGGACCAAACAGCGGAGAATACATCAAGCCATTTGTTGCAAAGAGCATGGGTGAACCGGTAGACGTTAACTTCATGTTGAATCGTGCAGACACGTGGCTAGACATAGGCGGTCATATGGGATTCTTTGCCATTCGTATGGCTAAGCAATTTCCAAACATCTCAAAGATAATCTCGTATGAGGCCCTACCACATAACGTTTCGTTTGCTGTTGAAAACATCAAGCTAAATGGAGTAGAAGAAACTTGTGAAGTCGTACAAAAGGCAATAAGCCCAATCGATGAAGAGCTGATAGAGTTCTTTATATCGTCTGACTCAGGAAAGCACTCAATCTTACCAGTAAGAGGTCGTGAACACATTAGCGTGCCTGCAATAAACATCAACGACGCCATTAAAGAAAGCGGTGCAACTGCAATCAAGATGGATGTTGAAGGAGCAGAATACGAGCTGATCAAGGCAGTGACTGACTGGTCTCAAATTAGGGTGATTGTCGTTGAGTGGCACTTTAACGCTTTACGCGCACTAAGAAAAGGTAAAGATCACAGAACCTTACTTTTTGGAGAAGTGATGAATATCTTAGAAGAAAACTTTGACGTCATTCGTAAGTTGCCTAACGTTGCTGAGGGTAAGAACTACATAACTCACTTTGTTGCCTATAAGAATGATACTGAAGAGTCCGCTTAATCTACTACAAGAAATATACAATGAGCATCCTTGGCGGGTGCTCATTTGTTGTATAATGTTAAATTGTACTTCTAGAAAACAGGTAGATAGAGTTAGGGACCGTTTCTTTGAGCTCTATCCAGATCCAGAAAGCGCAATCTCTGCAGATCCAGAAGAAATGGCAGAAGTAATCGCCCATTTAGGTTTTAAGAATCGTAGAACCAAGACAATTCAAAGGTTCTCAAGGGACTGGCTTGAATCCAAGTGGACCGAACCTAAAGAACTATATGGAATAGGTAAGTACGCTCAGGATTCATGGGAGATATTTCAAAAAGGAAATCTCAATGTTGACCCTGACGACGGTGTGTTAAACAAATATTTGGCTTGGGCTAAAACCCAACCCATAAATCCAATAAAATAGAATATGAAAAGCCTTTACACTTATTTTGGTCTTCTTGACCTACACTTCACTGATACTCCAGGTCACAACCTATATCAATTAGGATTGATTGATTCTATCGCTAATGAGTATGGTCAAGAAAAATTTGATTTCTTTAGTTATTATCCAGAAGAAGACATGCCCGATCGAACGTCAGGTCTATCCGGTTTCCCTAACTGTCTTCACTCTAACATATTCATAAAATATTTTGAAAAGAGAATAGACAAATACTTAATAGGTTTGACCGAAATGTTTTCAAATGTTTCTGAGAAAAAATACGATAAGCTCTTTCTAAAGGCAAGGTTTAGAAATCTCTCAACTTTAAGTAAGAAGTGGAAAGACGCTAGAACGTTTGAACTTTTGATAACTACTGCAATTGAGGCGGGCTACTCAAAGGAAGAGATCATCATACTCGATACTGACCTTTCTCTTTCCCACCACTTCACCACCAAATATGAAGAATTCGTGACTATCGTGATTCCGTCTATTGATTTTCCTGGAATCTCATCCGATTTCTTAGAAGAATGCATTGCAGTTAATATCGAAAATTGGGATGAGAAACACGACGGCCTTTGCACAGTCTACTATGGAAACATCAATACCTCAAATTACAAGAAGGGCAATCAAAAGAATGAGATCTTAGGCGATGCAATCCGTCACATTGAAAAGATGAATGATGGGAAAGAAGATGCATTGAGTCTGATTTGTAAAAGAGAAGATTATGAAGGTGCAGTCCTTCGTCCTGATGCCAATAGAAACCTTCACATTGAGCGTTACGATAGACAAATAATTTTTGGTACTTTACTTGCGTCGAACGTCATGTTAAACGTGACTAAGGACAAATATGACAATCACAAGTTTGTTCCGGCCAGAATATATGAAGCCCTCATCTTTGGTTTGATCCCAGTCTCATATAAGTTTGAATTCATGAGTACAGCATTTTCTTTTAATAACATAGAAGACTTAGAAGAAATTTATCTCTATTTCAAAGAGTGTTCTAAGGAAGACATGCTAACTAACTACAAAGCTTTTATTAAGAGCTTCATTAAAGCTAAGCCGTTTTCCTAAGTTATTAAAAAGTGCCACACGGTCAGATAAATAATTAAAACTGATCGATATGACTGCTGAGCAGATACTGGCATGTGATTTCATAAATGCTGAATTCCCAAAATACCAGAAACAGTTATTTAGCACAGTAACTTTTGAAAACCTAGTAAGTGAGGCTCACTCGCTAAATGCAATAGAATCCGCAGTGCCTAGTGAGATTTCATTAGGGATACACTTTGATAAGATCTTTGAATCTGCTGGAAATAGGGTAAAAGATTACTATACTAACCTTTCTTTGGGTAAAAATCAAATCCTTGAAGAAGCAAGAGCACTAGGGTTGACTACTCAACAGATAAATGAGGCGATTGACGACTTTAGAAACTTCATAAAACATAAGTTGTTTGAGGAAGCAATGGCGTTAGGTGCACCTGTTGAAGGCACTATGGATGGATTCGGGACAGCTCTGACTGGCGGAGAAAAAAAGGCGCCGGCCGCTGGGTCAAAATGGACCATCTTAGGAACCTTAAAAAAGGTATGGAACGCTCTAACCGAAGGTGGATCTGTCATAGGTATAATACATTTCATAATCGACATAATTGGACTCGTTGGAGACTTCATATTTCCTGGAGTAGGCGTAGTTGCTGACATCATCAACGCAATCATCTATGCAATTAGAGGAAAATGGATGCTTGCGATAATTTCATTAATTGCAGCAATAATAATGGGTGCAGGTGACGGTCTTAAGATATTCAAGCCAGTCGCTAAACCTGCTGAAACGATATTTGTGAAGTTGGCTAAAAAAGGAGGAGTTGAAGAAGCTGCTGAGGCTCTTGCAAAGACTGGAAGCAAAGGTCCAGTTATGAGATTCTTAGGATTGCTCGCATCTATGGTAGGAACGGCTCTTTCTAAGGCATCTACTCTACTTGCAAAATTCATACAAGGAATAGGTAAAATAGTTTCATGGATTCCAGGATTAGGTGGACTCTTACGACCGATATTCGATGGACTTGGCGGAATCTTGACTAAATTCGGAGACAGCATGTCCCTGTTCGCTTCTAACTTCAAGCTTCTTGAAAAGGGTGCAGTTAAGAACATTGATGATCTTCTGGCTAAGAAAGCATTTTCGAGAATAACACCAGATGGAAAATTTGTAGAGTTGGTAGAACCTCTGACATCAAAAGTGTTTAGATTTCCAGCAGACGATGTCGCCAAGGCATATACAATGACTGCAACAAAGGGAGGAAAAACTATGACTTTCAAAACTGGTGCAGAGTTGGTAAAGTATCACAAGGCAGTCGCCAGTCCTGCAGTTAAAGCCGCTTTTAGGGACAGAATAGGTGCTTTCTTAAAGACTAGATTCAACGCTGAGACAGTTGCTGCATTCAAGACAAGACTTTCTTATTTCATAGGAAAACAGATATACAAGTTAATATTTGGTTCTGACTTCGTTCCAGGAAAGAGTAAATGGTCAAAAGATGAAGTCGAAGGTCATGGAAACGGAGCATTCAACGATTTCATTAATAGAAGAATTGAAGAAGAAAAAAGAAAGACTGGTGCAGACTACGTTCCATCTTTGGTGTTAGACTCAACTGATCAGGAAGCATTTGACAAGATTACTGACTATCAAAATCATTATGCACAAATCTCAGGAAAACCTTCAATCATGCACGTGGTTTACGATAAGGCAGACGAGAGCCCAGACGCCAAGCAGTTTAAGACATTCTTCGATAAGGTCGCAGCAGGCGAGGTAAAAAGAGGAGGTTCAGGTGACATAGTTAATACTGGAACTTCTATTTCAGTTAGGGACGTTGCTAAAAACAACGAAAGTCGTACAGTTCTATCGTTTAAAGACTTTAAAAAGGTTTAAGCATGAAGTTAAAAAGCTTTGAAAACTACTCCAATTTTTATTCTAAGGACCCTGAAAGGTTTAAAAAGAGGGTGGCAATTGCTTCTAAGTTTGAGCCCCATTCTTTGTTTGAGAAGGTTTCTAATCTAGACGATCTTTCTTCCCTAGATAGAGAGGTTCCATTGATAATGTGGGACAACTTTAGCTTTAGAGAAATTAACGAGAGTTCAGGTCAATACCTATACAATCGTTCTTTCTTACAGGATCCAGCATCAATCGTTTCCATGATGAAGGGCGAAGAGTTTATCCCAAACGCAGTAGAAGGTCGACATTCAGTGAAGAGCCTAAAGTTTCCGATAATCGGTCTTGGAAAGAATGGATCAGAGGAATACAAGACGTATCACAAGTTTAAGCAGTCTGAGAAGACTTTCCCAGTATATCAAGAAAAAGTCTTACCTAGAGGAAGCTATGAAGTGCTTTCGCTAGACGGTAAACCTGTCCACGCAATAAAAAGAGTTCGAGGAATCGGCTTTGATGCGGACTTAGGTAGGTTTAAATGGCAAGACCAATTAGAAAACATCTTAAGCAAGATAAAAGGCTTGACTGAAAGCAACATATTCATAGTCCACTTATTGGAGAAAGGCGATCGTCTGTTTTTAGATAAGATCGTTCAAGAGGGAGAACTAAACGTTCCCCAATCAGTAAAGTTATATGAAAGGCTTTATGAGTCTCATCATGCAACAAAGCTTCCGACTTGGTTTAAAAAACACGTTAGTGAAAATTACCTAAAGCCTCACTATCAAAAGATGCAATATGAGAAGCTTTTGATTAAGCCGGTCGGGGTGATAGACTATGAAAGTCTAATATAGAAAAAAGATGATAATAACCTTCAATCAATTCATAAACGAGTCATCCGTCAAGAAGAAAAGGCGAATGGCAGCTGGGATTGCTCTTCTGTTTGATAACAAGATACTCTTGATACACCCGACCAATTCAGGCTGGCAACGCGGAACGTGTGGAATACCTAAGGGAGGAATAGAGGAAGGAGAAGATCCTTTTGAAGCTGCGTTGCGTGAACTTAACGAAGAGACAGGAATAGCCTTAGAAGCTTCCCTAGTCGATCCTACACCACATACAATAGACTTTTATCGAGGTAATAAGCCTAGCGGAAAAATGATCTATTTTGTATGTGAGATCTCTGATCTTTCTCAAATAGGACTAGACGATATTAAGTTGCCTACTTCCATGTTACAATTACATGAAGTAGATTGGGCGAAGTTCGTAGATAGGGATGAAGCATATGGAATAACATCAAGGTCACAGCTTATAATACTAGACAGACACCTGATAAATAAATAAAAGAAAACCTTAACGTGAAATTCCTAAGTTTTAACGAATGGCAAGGCCTAAACGAATCTGCATCATTTAAGTTTGATCCATTAGCTAGATATAAGGACCCAATGTTTGGACTTTCACAAGGTTCAATAGACACTGCAAGCATTTCACCAGGCGGAGAGGGCGGTAGTTGGGGAGGATCTATGACTAGAGCATTGGCCTTCGCTAAAGTCGCTAATGAATTCATGGGAAAAAACGTGATAATGTCCCAAAAGAGGTCTAGAGAAATGACTGCTTCGGGTAACATGTCAGATCATTATAAAGGCAATGAGTCAGCGTATGCAGTTGACCTGG